CCCGGCACGCGGGGATGGCCTCGGAAGTTGAGGATGTTGCCGAACTTGGCGGAGCACGCGGTGTGCGTCTTGTTGCATCCGGCATGGATGGAGAACTGGTCGCCCGGCTGCGGCTGATAGGGCAGAGGCAGGGCGAGAGTGATGGCGCCGGTCGCGGGGTTGTAGTTGGCGACTTCCATGGCTCGACCGGCATTCATGCCGGTGAGGAAGCTGACCACACCCCAGTCGAGCCAGCCGTCCTCCACCGGCAGAGGTGTTGCCTGGATGAGGGTGGATCGTTCGGACAGGGTGCTGACCTGACCGAGGAACTGGTATCGAGGATGCTGGACCTGCCACGTGACGGAACCGTCAACGATGGTGTCGCCCAGGCCGTGAGTGAAGCCAACCGACGCATGCGAGGAGACGCCGTCATTCAGCGCTACGAACTCGACGCCACCAAAGCCCTCAAAGCCGGATGGGGACGCATCGATCCGATGGACCGAGAGAGCCAGGTCATCGATAAGGATGCGGCTCGCATAGATGTCTTCACCCTGCGTCACGTACTCCGGGGAGATCGAGAGACGTCGGCAGTTCGGATGAAGCGGGTGATCAACCACGAATGGGCGCCACGTCCGCTCGGGGACTGCGTGAGGTAGTGCGACTTCCTGCCGGGTGCTGTTGATCTGTCCACCGGTCGCCGGGGAATCCACCAGAACCACCTTGCCGTGGTTGTTCTCCCAGTAGAGGAAGTACCAGCCGGTGAAGATCACCTTGTAGAGCCCGGTCGAAACCTGCTCCGGGGTCAGGCCCAGCTGCTCGATCGTGACCGTCCTGCCAGCATTGCCGTTGACGCCCGCCATTGCGACCCAGTCGCCCGATCGCGGTTGCATCTGGGAGTTACCCTGCATCCGGTTGGGCCAGACGCCTGCCACTTCGGTATCGACCAGGTTGGGGTAGTATCGAGGAGGCTCATCGACCGGTACAGTGCGGACGACCACGCGATCCCCTGCCCTATACCGAGCGCCTGCCTGATGCTCATCCGGGACCAGCTTGATCCCACACTTCGGCGATCCGAGATCGAGACGGCACTCATTGAGGTATGTGTCGCCGACGCGCTGACCGAGCATGTCGACCAGTCCGCGCAGTTCGACCATGAAGGCGCCGGAGCCCGTCGTCTTCACTTCGCCGAAGTGTCCATAGCGGAGCTTGATGTCTCCCATGGACTCGTCTTCATAGTTGATCATGAAGACCTCGACCTTGGCGAAGTCGAAGGCGCCGTTGCGCATCTCGTCATCCGAGATTCCATCATCGTGCAGGATGCCGGTCACTTCCATCTCATCGACCGAGAGGGTGGCGCTCGACTTCATCGCGGACTTGTCGAACCCGGCAGCGGACTTGTAGACGTCGCCCTGATAGGTCACGTCGGTGTCCAGCTCGGTGTAGTGAAACACCCTGCCGTCCTGCCGGGTGATCCGCCAACACGTCGTGAGCGTTGTCGTTTCACCCTTGAGATGAGCCGCCATTGCTGGCGAAATCGTCTTCATTCTTTATCCTTGAGTTCTACGATCGGGATGGATTCCCAGGACTGGTAGTTCCAGAAGGCATGCACCGGGTCGAAGACATCGACATCAAATCGAGCATGTACGTGAAACTTACCATAGGGCAGAATTATTGACAAGCCCACTGGAGGAGCGGTGTGGAATTCTACCGTACCGTTCGAATAATTGACCCTATAGCTCGTGCTCGCGGCGCCGTTCGTGGGCCAGGGACCATTCTCGACGTAGGTCTCCGTCCCGATCATGATGGGCAGCAAGCTCCCGTTGACCGGCTTGGTGATGACGCGGTCGTACTGATAGGGACCGGGCTCATAGCTCTTGATGATCTGGAAGACCTTGCGCACGCCGTCGCCGACGCCGATCGCCTGGTTGTAGAAGTCAAAGTCGCCGTGATCGAGAAAGCGGAAGGAGTGGGCGCGTCCACGGCGAGCGTAGAAGAAGTTTCGAAGCTCCTCCAGCTGCGCCGGGTCTTTGACGCCGTGCGAGACGTCATACTCAGCCCGCACCCGCTGCCACTCGACGTTCCGACGTTCGAGGCCGGACGCCGTGGTGACAACTGTGGTGCGGAACTGGGGTCCGCCCTTCGATCCATATGAAATCTCTTCGGGGAAGACCACATCATGGAAGGCCATTAGCCATTTCTCCTTGCTGCGCGATCCTGGGCCGACGCGAGTCGAGCGTTGATCTGGCGCTGGTTGCGTTTGAAGTCGTCAGCGGACTTGAGTCCGGTGAGGTTGAGGTTGAAGGTGTTGCCGCCGCCACGAGACGATGCGGCAAACTCGGACTGCGATTCCTTCTCCTTCGGAGCATTCATCTCGACCGGAACCTTGCGACCGCGCGAAAGCGGGATGACCGCCTCGTTCGGGTGAAGGATCGACGGGATGCCACCACGACCGTAAGAACCGGTGTTCGGAGTGCCTTCCGCGAACTGCGGAAGCTTCTTCGTCTGGACCGGCTGGGTGGCGAGACCACCTTCCTTGAACAGACCCATGAGCTGGGTCGCCATGCCTACGTAAGGACCGGCGCCGGGGATCATGGATGCGATGCTTCCGAGCTGACCAAGGGCCTGCTGAGCGCCCTGCGCCGCCTGCTGACCGGCAGATGCGATCGCCTGACCGGCCTGAGTGAACTGCGGGCTGGCGCTCTGGGCGGCGACACCTGACTGCATGACCGCCATGCCGCTCTGCTGGTGAGCCACCGCCGCCTGCTGGGCGAATGCGACTTCCTGCTGAGCTGTGCCCTGCTTCTGCTGGGCGGCGGTCTGCTGCTGCTGCGCCGACTGCTGGGTCTGCTGCGCAACCTGCTGCGCCGTCTGCCCCAGGGTCTGGAGGCTCTGGTTCGCCTGGTCGATCCCGGCGACAGAGGTCTGACCGTTCACGCCGGAGTCGCGCTGCTGGCGATAGAGGTCAACGACGCCCATGCCTTCGTCGGCGCGCTTGTGGGCGTTCAGTTCGCCGTGACCATAGATGTTCTCGCCGATACCTGGATACTTCGCCTTCATCTCTTCGATGAAGCGGAGACCTGACGCCTTCTGAGCATCAGTCAGATCGTCGTTGTCCTTGGCGATCATCTCGATGCCGAGCGTGTTCGCATTGCTCAGACCGGAACCGTTCTGGGCATTCTTCATATGCGACAGGCGGGCGCCGTCGGGAGCGGTCTGGTAGACAGTCCCGTCGCGATCCATGATGTACTGGGCGCCAAGACCACGCTGGTTCAGGGTGTTGACGACATCCTGAGGCTTCCCGCGACCACCGGTATGGTGGAACGTCAGGCCCTTGACGTCGCTCATCTTGCGACCGTCCCAGTTCAGTCCCGGCAAGGACTGGACGTTCGTCTTCGGCTCACCGAGCACTTCGACCTGGTACCCGGCATCGACCGGATTGAAACCAGCAGTCGTGCCATGCTTGTGGATGGCCTTGCCCGATCCCAGGGTGGGACCGTTCAGCTTGTTGATCCACTCCATGTTCTTCGCGTCGGAGTAGTTCGGGTTTGCGTAGTGCAGGTTCCCGCCGACAGACGACGGGGCGCCGGACGAACGCTTCGCCAGGTAGTCGTCGACGAACTTGCTTGCGCGCGCCCCGCGACCGCTTTCCAGAAGCGAGTCAGAAAGGTACTCGACGCCACCGCGACCAGCCTTCCAGGCTACGGGACCGTTGATGTCGGAGAACTGCGACTTGGCATTGACGACGTCGGTGACCGAGCCGCCCCACTTCCCGGAGACCTTGCGGTTCAGGATCGTGTCGACCACGCCTGCGGCCTGGGCGTCGTAAGTCGGCCCCTGAAGACCGGCGTCGACTTCCGTCATCAGCGTCTTCTTCAGGTCTTTGACTTCCTGCGGAGTGAGCGACAGGGTGCGAGACGCGCCGTTGTAGGGCGTTGCCGCCATACGTGCCGGTGACGACTGGACCGTCATCGGATCGGTTGCCTGCGCCCAGGCAGTCTGTCCTGGGGTAGCTGTTGCGGTGGCGCCGGGGACCTTCCCACCTGGGAACGGCTGGTTGGGTGCGCCTCCCGCAGCGGCGGCGAGGTCGTTCAAGGCCTTCGCGGCGTTGATCGCGCCGGTCGTCATCGTGTCGATCTGCGGCGTAGCCGCGTTGACTGCATTGCCTGCCCCATCGAACGAGCGCGTGATGTGGTCGATGGTGCCCTTGAGCTGGGTCGTGGAACGCTCGACGGCCTGCTCAGCCTGGTAGCGCTCGAAGATGCCCTTGTCGCCCTTGTCGCCGAATGAACCCCTCATCTCCCAGTCTTGCGTCTTGGAGCCGAGGTGCTTCTGAGCGGCATCCCAAACACCGGTAGCCGATGTGGATACGTTCTTCTGTTCCGGCGCTTCCTGCGAGCCGCCGAACTTGGCGAATACGTCCTTGTAGAGGTTGTTGATCCCGACCTTGATGAAGTCCTTCAGGATCGACTGAGCGAGAGAGGCGAAGTCGGCCTTGCCGGTCACGACGAGATCAGCGATCTGGTCCGACAGACCTTCCATGGCAGACACAGCAACGCGATCGGTGGCGACACCGACTTCCTCGATCCCGTCGACCCAGTCCTTCAGCGGGCGGTTGCTCATCTGCTGCTGGGTCGCGATCAGCTGGCGCAGCTTTTCGCTCTGGGCCGCAGTGACGTGCACGCCCTTCTCTGCCAGCTCGTTGATCTTCTCGCGGTGGGCGATCTCGATGTTGCGGGCGCGGGTCGCCATGTTCTGGATACCCGTTTCGTCCTGCAGCGTGCGGACCATGGCGGCGTATGGGTCAGCGGTCTCCTGGAGCTTCCGTGCCTGGTACTCAAGTCCCTGGTTGTACTGGTTGAGCGTGATCTGCCCGGCCTGGAGCGCCTGGTTGAGGGCGTCCACTTCCATGCGATAGTTCGTGGTCGCCTTCTCAGCATCCTTCAGGCGCTTCGAGACGGAGTCCTTCCCGCCCGCGCTACCGTTCTTGAGCGGGTCGATGTCGCCTTCCGGTCGAGCGCCGATTGCATTGCCTGCCTCCTTGGCACGCGCGGCTTCACGAGCCTTGCGATCGGCTTCCTCCTGGCGGCGCATTTGGGCGCGCGCTTCTTCGAGGTTGGCGGCACGTTCGGCATACTTCTCGACGACGGGCTTTAGGATGTCCCAGCTCTCGGCTTTCGCCTCGTTCACACCGAAGAAATCGTCGATCGCCGCCGAGCCCCGGTCCAGCGTATGGTTCAGGACCGCGAAGTCGGACTCAAGGGTGGCGTTGTATTCCGACAGTAGGGTCTCTTCGCTCTTCCACGGCTGGAAGATGGACTTCGTATAGTAGTCCATGTTGCGTGCAGCGGTCGCGATGAGCTTATTGATGCCCACGCCCATCTGAAGGAAAATCTTTGTGACCTCTGCGCCGATCACCTGCGCGGCATTTCCGAACAAGGTCCGGAACTTGTCAGCGGTCAGCTCTCCGTTGCGGGCCATGTTGGTGAAGCCTTTGGCGGAGGTAGTGTCGGCGAGGAAGACCCAGTCGATGATCCCCTGGAGGCTGAAGCCATCCGCAGAGTCCATCGCACCCAGGATGTAATTCTTCACGTCGGTCCAGGCCTGGGTCGCGATAGTCCCGACGGTCGCCGATGCCTCGCCGATCTTGAGGGTCTCGTCCCAGTAGTAGGTGAGCGCTGCTACAGCCGCACCGACAGAAGCCGGGATCGCCGCAAATGCGAGACCAGCTGCGCCTCCGGCAGTCGCTAGAGAGCCGAGCGCACCGGCAACACGCGCGATGCTTGAGACAGCACTGCCGGTCAGCATCGCCAGGAGGACCGTACCGAGTTCACGCACGTGGGTGATTGCCCACGCGGCCCCCTCGCCGAGCATACGGATGCCGTCGCCGAGGGCTTTCGCAAGCCTTACAGCATTCGACTGGAAATCGGCGCTGTCCATCAGCTCCGACAGCTTCCTAGCGACGTCGCCGAGGGCGTCCTGTACACCATTCTGACCGACCAGCGCCTGGAACTTGAACCAGGAGTTCTGCAGACGTCCGATCCAGCTATCGGCGCGCTCCATCGCTTCCGCGACCTTGGGGCCGAAGATCGAGCCGAGCTTTTCAGCGAAGAGAACGACCGCCGAGTCGTCGACCTGACCAAGCTCCAACATCTTCGCGAGATCGACCGGCTTGCCCAGGTGCTCGGACAAGGCGTCTTGCATGACCTGGAAGGCACCGGGGATTTGTTCGCCGAGCTGCTGGACCAATTCTTCGGCGCGGACGGCACCCTTCGAGAACATCTGGGTCAGGGCGCGGAACACGCGCTGCTGTCCCATCGTGTCGGTCCCCATGACGCGCATTGCGGAGGAGACGGACTCGAAGATGTACTTGACGTTCTCGGTCGACTGTCCGGCGAGCTTGGCAGCGGTCGCGAAACGCCCATACTCATCGTAAACGCCAGCGATGGAGATACCGTACTTGTCGGCAACGCCCGAGGCGAAGTTCATCTGCGACTGGACGTCAGACAGGTTCGCCGAGGTTACGCCCATGGTCGTCTGGAACCGCTGGACCGCCAGGGTGGAGTTGTAGACGCCGCGAGTGAATTCCGAGAAGGTCAGCGATCCGAACAGAACGCGCAGCTGCGATCCCATCTGGTAGGAAAGCGAGAAGGCGTTCTCCAGGCCGCGCATGTCGCCAGTCAGGCGGAGTGCTGCCGAGGAGCTGCGCTGCATCGCGGCGGTGCTGGCCTGCTGGGTCTGGGTGAGGCGCTGGGTCGTCGAGCTTGCGCGAGAGCCTGATGCTGCGATCGCGTTGAGGGCATGCGAGAGTGCGGACAGGTTCGGCGGGTTGCGGAGCCTGTTAATGGAGTTGACCAGCTGGTCGATATTTCTGACCGACGCAGCCGAAGGACCACGGAACTGAGACAGCGAAGAAGTGATCGCTGCGAGCTGGGTAGCGGTGCTGGGAGTGATGCGTGCGCCGTTGAGCGCGCGGAAAAGCTCCTTGACCGCCGCCGCGTTGTTGCGGGTCGGTCCACGGAAGCTGGAGAAGGCCTGGCTGATCGCGGCGACGTTGCGGGCGACAGATGGGTTGACCTGGGCCTGGGCGACCGTGCGCAGGAAATCGCGTGTGCTCTTCAGCTGGTTCGCCGTCGGTCCACGGAAGTTGCGCATCGCGGCGCCGAGCGCGTTGATGTTGGTCGAAAGGCTGCTGTTGATGCGGAGGTTGCTGAGTGCGCTCAGCTCCTTCGCCATCTTGGAGAAGTCGACCTTGTTCTTGTTACCACCGAGCTGGTCGAGCGCAGTCTTGTAGGCTTTGGTCGCCGCCGTAATCTGATCGATCGCAGCCTTGTATTCGCTGGCACCACGCTTGGCGCCAGCGGCATTGATGTTCAGATTGATCTGATGATTGTCGGACATGACTAGCGACTTCTTCTGTTAGGCGGGGTCTTCTTGTTCGCCTTCTTCATGTTCGCCTCGACCTCGTCGTAGTGCTGCTTGAGCACCATCCCGTCGAGTTCGGGGAGCACGATCAGAAGGAGTTCAATGTCGTCCGACCGGGTGACACCTCGCAATTTGCAAACCGCGTGGATGTCTTGGAGCGACAAGGGCTGGGGACCATTCGGTCCAACTTGTCTTTGCCGGTTCATGAGGGTGAAGATGTCCCAGACCCATAACAGGCCTGGGCGCAGCTCAGCTTCGATCTCCGGCTCTTCATCGAATTTGCGGGAGAGCTTGCCTTCGTCCCGGAGCTTCTTGCGAAAGGCCAGCTTCTTACGGTCTGGCCTCAGCTGTTGCCCCAGGTAGGCTTTTAGTTTCCCACCGCGTCTTCAACCTCTTCGAGGCGGAAGGCGTCCTTGTTCAGTGCGACCGACAGGACCTCGCCACGGAAGTCCTTGAGGCTCTCGTCCGAGAGAAGCTCGAATGCGGTCTCGCCGGAGTACGGCAGGGGACCTTCATCGCCCTCGATCCCTTCCCAGTCAGCGATCACGCCGAATGCGAGCTGGGCGATCAGAACCTTTTCGAGGATGTCGTTCGGCGGGTTCTTCTCGCGGAGCTGGGAGGCGTAGGGCTTCTCGGCTTCGCGCCGGGCGTTCAGGGAAGCCTGCGAATTGAGGCGGCGGATTTTCAGACGGATACCACCGTCGAAGTTCTTCCAGCTGCCGTTTTCCTCCTTGTCGGAGTCGGTGGCGTAGTTGCGGTGAAGGTTTGTCTTCAGAGCCATTGGATTTTTCCTTTTCGGGTAAGGGCGGGAGGGAGGCGCCCGATCGCCTCACCTCCCAAGCTGATGTTGATCACCTCGGGAGACATCGCAGCTATCCTGCGATGTCAGTATTTCTGACCACTCAGGTCGGCAGAACCGAGCTGAAGCGGTCGACCTGCAGCATGCACTTGGTTGCCGGGTCGCGGAGAGCGGACCATTCCATCTCTTCGAGGACGTCCTGGTCGATGCCCGAAGGGGCGATCGGGTCGGACGTGATCTTCAGGGCCGGGATCGTGTAGAAGTACACGTTCTCGTCCTGATCCTTGAAGTCGAACCCGATCGAGATCGTGTCGTGATTCAGGAAGTGGTTGTACATCGTCAGGTCTTCGAAGTAGGCCGTCATCGAACCGGTGAGGTTGAAGCGACCCGTACCGATGCCACGAGCGAACTTGGAACCGACGGCGTTCTGGTTACGCAGGGAAGCGTCACCTTCGATCGTCAGCGACTGGACGGCGGTCGACAAGGTCTCGCCGTTCTTGGTCAGGTTGCCCACGTTGGTCGTGGCGTTCATGACTTCGGTCGCTGTGGACTCAAGTGCCGTGTACGGCGCCTTGCCTAGGCGGTTCGAAGGAAGAACCTGCGTTTCCTTGCCCATGAAGTTCATGGTGCCGGTAACGATCGAGCCGGAAGCGACTTCGAGCGAGAACGAGCCGATACGCATGCCATTCTGGATGAAGTGCTTGTCGACGTCGTTGAAGCTCTGCTCCAGCGTGAAGGACTGCGGCGTGATGTCGGCGACTTCGCCGGGGTTGCGCAGCATCGAGCCCTTGATCGTCACCACGCCCGGCGCAGCAACTTCCGGAGGCTTCGGAGCGAGCACGAGAGCGTCGTCGGAGATGCCGGTGACCGTATAGAAGCCACGAGCTTCCGGAGCGGTCGCGGCGGTCTTGGCTGCGACAGCGAAGACGGCAGCGGCGGACGAAACGACCGAGTTGGCGTGGTTGGTCAGGATGTAGATCGTGACAACCTCGTCTTCGGCAACGGCCTTGGCATCGAGGTTACCCGCAACGCGCTTCTGGTTGATCGCCTGGGCGAGAGCGGCAGCCGTTTCCTCTGCGGATGCACCGACCTGGTACTCGACGCCTGCCGTCACGGTGACAACGTTCATGCCGTCATTGATGGTCACGGCATCACCGGCAGCGCCAGCGGCGGAGACCGTAACGGCGAAGCTGTCGAAGGTCACGGTATTGACCGGGAGGTCGATGAAGAGCTTCTGCCCGACGCTGATCTGACCGGCTGCGATCGCCGATGCGAAGGCATTGCCGCCGTTCGAGTCGATGGTCGAAGCACCGGCAGTGCCGAGGCGGAGCGCGGAGCTGTTGAGGATCAGGACGTCGTTGGCGTCGAGGACCTTGGTGTAGGAAGACGCAGCTTCAACAACGGAGGTTGTCGTGGCGACGGTGATCTCAGTGTCGGCGCCGACGTGGTCGACAGCGGAAATGTCGAAGTAGCCGTTGTTCACGGCGTTGACGACGAAGCCCTCGACCTTGATGCGGCGACCGGGCACGAAGTAGCCGGAGGCATCTTCGCCAGCGATCTTCAGCTTGTTGTTGGCGATCCAGGAAACGTTGACGCCCTTGAAGAAGTCGAAGGTCATCGGACGGGTCCAGAAGCCGAGAACGAATGCCTGGAGGAAATCGTCCTGCGAACCGGCAGACAGTTCGAAGTTGACCTCGCCTTCAGAGGACGCCGACACTTCCGGAACAGACGAGACCATGCGGTCTGCGCGAAGTTCGTCGGAAACGGTCGTTTCCTTCTGAGCCGTCAGGGACGACGACGTGAAGCGCAGCGGGCGGGTCTTGCCATCGGCTGGGATCGTGCCCCAAGCGCTTGTGCTCTCGGCGATGTAGCGAATAGAGGCGCGGTTGGAATCAGCAAATGTCACGGCTTTCTCTCCGATTATTATTGCCTGAAGAACCGGACCCTCCAATTGACTTCAGGATAAATGACGATAGGGCTACTAACCCAATGTCATAAATTCTACCCTCGATTGGTCAAAACGTCAAAGTTTTTGTCGAGTGGCTCACCCGGATTTCTCATCGCGCCAATATGCGATGCTCACGGCGACCCGCTGAAACTCGCCCGCGATCCCCATAGAGACCTGTTTCGGCGTCTTGAAATGGACGGTCGCATTGTCCGGAAGAGTGTGCGCCCACTCATCGAAGAGCTTCCCGCAGAAGGTCGCCAGGCGGGAGACGCCTCCCATGCCCGTGTCCTTAGGATACATGACGTCGATCTGAAGCACCCCGACCTGGCGGACGGTCCTCTTGCCTCCCAGGTTGGCGCGGCGAGAATTGCCTTCCAGGATCGTGAACTCCACGTAGGGCTCACCCTCAGGCTTGTTCCCCTTGCTGTTCTCGAAGAACAGATGGACAGGGCCGCGATCGTAAGCCGCCAGCTGCGATTGAAGGCGCCTCTCGATCGCGGAGCGCATCGTTGCTTCACTCATCTTTTCTTTGCGCCTCCTTCGAGCGCGAGGATCAAATTCTGCACGGTCACGCGGACCATCCCCTTCGGGCTACGTGAGCGGCTCGGCGACGGGAGCAGCCCGTACTCCAGACCCATGATATCGGGCGCGTTATTCGAGAACCAGAATTGCTGATAGGGATTACGCTGCCAGTTGATGCGGGCGAGGCTCGCATCCGCTTCAGCCTGGTTGACCGGTCGGCGGGGTTCGGCGCCCAGCGGCATCGAGTTGGTGGCGCCAGGAGGCATCGTGCCCATGGCGGGCTTGGCGGGTGAGGTGTTCGGGCTTCCGACGGACCATACCCAGTTGCGGAGTGCCTGGCCTGACCAGACCGGCGTCTTCGACGTGATCTCTTCGTGGGCGAAAGGCAGAGCGAAGCTCAGCTTCATCCGGATCATATCATCCGGAACCGCCTTCGCCTTCTTCAGTCCCGAGAGGAACTTATCGAGCCCGCGCATCTCCAGCATCAGGCAGCCCGCACATGGAAGATGTGTAGCCCCTCGCCTACGATCCCAAGGTAGCGGCGGACGTTCCAGGTCTTCCCCTTCCCGTCGATGATCGTATCTTCCGTCGCGCTCTTCAGGACCGCAGGGAAGCGTTTCGCCGGGATCAGGACCTTCTTGTCCTTCAGCACCATCACCTCGTTGTCCTTCTCATCCTCGGTGAAGGAGGTGAACAGCGCGGGGACGTTGTCGAAGCGGTTCTCGGTATAAGTCGGCGAGGAGGTTTCCGTATCGTAGGCCCCCTCCACATACTGGACATAGGTGACATCGTCCTTCAGATCGCCGATGGCGTCAAAGGCGGTGGCGACCATGTCGGCGACGAGCTTGCGGAGCATCAGGACCTCCTGATCTTCGCAGCCGATGAGGAGCCGGAAGTGATGGTCCCGAGGCCCTGCAGGATTTGGTTGATCTCGTTCGGGACCTCCGGCAGCTGGTAGTCGTCCTTGAAGACGAGCTGGATCACGTCGACCTTGATTGACTTCAGTCCGTCCTGGGCGCGCTCGTTCGAGCGATCCGAGTCCACCAGGTATCGCGCCATCTCGACGGTGGCCTGCTTCAACTGAACAGGGATCATGTCGGGCGGGATGCCGATGCCGTCACGGTCTCTGGCGCCTGCGCGGGGCCAGCGGAGCGACTGATCGCCGGTAATCGGGCGACCGTTCCAGCGGGCGCGCTGATCCAGATAGCGGGTCGCCCACGACAGGAGCTTCTGGCGCACGTCGTCGTCCAGCGTTTCCCATGCTTCGGAGACGTGGATGTTCTGCGACAGGTAGTCGTCCGCCTCTTCTACGGAGACGTATGAATTTGCGCCGGGGACGATCTCCCCGGTCTCGACGATAAATGTGTAGGCCATGGCACGTCCTTTTGAGAGGCGCTTATTGTGACATCAAACGCCTCTCATGTCAAAATTTCTATCCCTGGCTCGCACGAGAAAAGGCCAGGAGCCATTCCTTGGCATCCTCCGATCGGACGCACTCGTCTTCGGAGAACTCAACCAGATCAGGAGACAGGTCGTACTCGCGGATCATGTTGACGATCTTCTCCAGGCCGGAGTCCTCAATGTCGACCTGGTCGACGTCGCCGGTCACAACGTAGACGGAATTCTCGCCCTTGCGGGTGAGGAATAGCTTCAGGTCGGAGAAGGAGCAGTTCTGAGCCTCATCGAGGATCACCCAGCAGTCGCGGAGGGTGCGGCCTCGCAGGGTTTCGAACGAGAGGAATTCAACCTTCTTCTCGTTCATCCAAGTGTCGAGGGTCTTGGGGTTCACCTCGTCCTTGATCGCGTCGAGGAGAGGGACAAGCCAGGGCGCGAGCTTCTGCTCCTGCTTGCCCGGCAGGAAGCCGAGCTGGTGGCGCTTCTGGGAGATGGTAGGGCGGGCGATGTAAATCTTCTTCACTTCGCCACGCTTGAGGGCTTGCGCCGCACGGCGGGCCGGGATGTACGTCTTCCCGGTCCCCGCAGGTCCAATCGCAAAAATCTGCGATCCGTCGTCCAGACAATCGAGGTAGAACTTCTGCGTTGAGGTCTTGGCGACCAGGGGCGCATACCCCTCCTTGATGTCCATTTTGGCTGGAGCCTTCTTGCCACCCTTTTTACGGAGTTGCTTACGTTCGCGCCGGGTGAGGAAGAATTGCTCCTCGGTTTCACGATCGATAGGTTGAGCCTCGTTGAATGACGGATGCGCGTTCAAAGCGTCCTCCTAAACCTGAGAGAGAGTACCTCCGAGCTTGGCGATGAGGTCCTGAGCTTCGGAAGCAAGGTGCTGCAGCTTCTGGATGAGGGGTACTGTGATCTCTTTCTCGGTTTCCTCCTTAAGGTCCGAGGCGACTTTGATCAGGCGGGCGTGAACTTCGGTCATTGGCAACTCCTAATTTTCGATGACCTGATCCTTTTACCGCCTGAGGACAGAAAAACAACCCTTGAGTCAGTTTTTCAGCCCTTATTTGTCACCCGTTAAGATTTGGGTTTTAAATTCTGTCATTTACTTTCCCCTAAAGTACAGTAAATAGACCACCGTCAACAGGACTGTCTTTACTGGGCGAACAGCGACTTGATCCCCAGGACCAGAGCGGAGCAGATGCCCGCTACTACGATCCCGACCAATGTCAGCAATGTCTTACTTTTGATGGATTCCGACGTCACTCGCAGCTCACGGAGATACGTCATATCGTTCAACATCTCGGGATCGTTGATCCTTTCCGAGACGGCGCGCAGCGCTGCCATGTCCCGTTGGACTTCGATCGGATTACTGATGTCTAGGCCGAGCTTGAGAAAAAGCTCAGCAACAGCTTCCTTGGCAGCTTCGGTAGCCACCTGCTTCATGATCTCGTGATTGAGGTCCGGTGTTACCGCAGTCATTCCAGGGTCCCTTCAGGGTCTTCTTGTTTTTGTTCGTCCCGGAAGACGGGCTGTTGTGCTGCAGGGTGCCACAACGTCCAACCACGAACGAGCGTCAGCTCCCGAACCTTGGCGGCTGGGACCTCAAACATCTCGCCATGCGGGTCGTAGACCGTGAAGTACATCGCACCACCTGCTAAATTGAAGAAGGTGTGGGTACGACCCTGTTACGTGAAAAGAGCGTGATCGCGTTCCACAACCTTCATGCCGCATATCATAACCCAGAGTCAGAAATTCTGCCATCATTAATATCAGTGGCTCATAAAGAAAAAGCCCCGGCAGTGATGCCAGGGCTTCGCTTCAGTCACGTATGAGGCCGGATCAGTCTTCGTCGGGCTCGGCGTCTGCGTCAGCGTCGGGCTCGGCATCCTTCTCGTCGGCGGCGGCAGCTTCGGTCGCGGCAGCCTTGCGGGACAGGTCGTAGAGGGTCTCGATGACTTCGGCTTCAGCCTTGCGTCCATCGATCTTGACGCCGAAGCGCTCCATCGCGAGGGCAATCATCTCGCCCTTGGAGAGACCGTTCAGCTCCTTCTCCAGGCCGCTGACATCGACGTCGGACGTATCGATCTCGTCCTGGGCGTCCATCGCTTCAGCCTTGGCAAGAGCGGCCCGATCGACCGGTGTCATGGACCAGCCGTTGTGCTGGAGCATGTCACGCGCGTTGAGATGCGACATCTTGTGCGGCTTGTTGTCGAGGTCGTAGACGGTGACCTTGGGTGTGGGGGTCATGGTTTCTCCTTTTGGGGTTAAATTTTCTGTCATGATAGTTAGAATTTGCGACAAAGTCAAACAAATGGCTATGTGGCTCGCTCGAAAGGCATGATGATCCGCAGCTGTCTCCGCATCATCAGGGTTTGCAGCTCACCTGCCGCTTGAACGCGGGGCGCCTCCAGCATGCCGTCCAGGATGTAGCGGAGATGAAGAAGCCCGCCGCCCTGGGCGCTCGGCGCGACGGCATCAGTCGTCACCAGGTAATGAGCCCCTAGCCCGCCGACGACGTAAGCGGCAGGACCGTAGCTATCCTTCTCCACCAGGTAGCGGGCGTGGATCACTCCATCCAGGCGAGCCGCTGGCGCGAAGTGATCGCCTTCCACCTTGTAGCGCAGATCGAGCAAGCCCTCGGCGGAAGCCGGAGGAGCGCCTAGTTCGGCATCGACCAAGTATCGCGCACGCAGCTGTCCGTCGACGAACGCAGCAGGAGCAACCAGGTCGCCTTCCGACTTGTAGCGAAGGAACAGCTCGCCATCCAGAAGAGCCGACGGCGCCCGCCCGGCGATATCGACCAGGTAGCGACGGTGATATTGACCAGCCAGGATCGGCATCGGCCCACGCAGCGCTCCGGCGACGGAGACCCCTGGGCGGACCTCTCCCTCGAAGATCGCCGATGGTGCCGTAAGATCGCCCTGGACGGTAGCGAACTGTTTGAACGCCCCTTCCAGGATCGGCGACGGCGCGGCGGCGTCGAGATTGACGTAGTAATGGAAGCGCAGCTCGAAGTCGCCGACCGGTGCCGGGGCCACAAAGTCGCCTTCGACGTAGTTGCGGAGGAGTAGGTTGGCATCGGAGACCGGACGACGGCCTTGCAGCGCGCCTCTCACTGCATAGTAGCAGTCCAGCTCGCCAGCGACCGTCGGAGCACGAGCTGCGAACTCGCCGCGCACGACAAAGTCGGCGTTGATCTCGCTCTCGATCTGCGGACGTGGGGCTCTAAGGTCTCCGCTGAACTTGAGCGTCGGATGGAAGAAGCCGTCGAGCCTGGCTTTGGGAGCGCGCGGCGCAGCATCAACGCGGATGACGCGGAGGGTGTGCCCGACGAACTGCGCCTTCGGAGCGACCATCTCGGCGAAGAGACCGAACGGCACATCGATCGAGCCTTCAGCGCGAGCACGCAGCGGGTTGACGAAGTCGGCGTGGACCTCAATCGGGACGTTGACGAACCCGTCAAGAAGCGGCGCCAACCCCTGAAGGTCACCATGGACCTCGCGGCCCTCCACCTTGATCTCGGAGTCGGTCTTCGCCTGCGGTGCGGCGAGGTCGATCCAGGCGTAGACCTGGTTCCCCATCTCGCCGGTCATCTTGGCGGCAGGTGCAACCATGTTCGCAAACGCCGAGTCGTCCGGACCCATGTAGGCGTAGAACTGTCCCTTTGGTGCGACCAGGTCCGCCCATAGAGGCTCGGTACCAACCAGCTCACCTTCGAACCTGGCAGCGGGAGCGATCAGGGTGACTTCGACCGGCTCGGCGCCGAACAGGTTGCCAGCCACGACCGGCTTCGGTGCATGAAGTTCGGCCTCGACCAGGTACGGTACGCTGATCTCGCTCTCGATGCCCGGCAGCGGCGCCAGCAGCGCGCCTTCGAGCTTGCGGAAGACAACGTCCACGGAACCGTCAACGATCGGCTTGCGAGGCTGGAGGTCGGCGTTGATCTGGACCGAATAGGTGAGGTTGAAGTCCGCGATCGCCGCCTTCGAGACGACGTGTCCTTCGACCTCGAAAGGCAGCAACATCAAGCCGTCAAACGACGGCATGCGCGCACGAAGCTCGCCCGTGGTTTGCAGGTCACCTGAGAAGCCATAGAAGCGCGCCTTCGGGGCGCGTGCATTGCCGTTGATCTTGTAGCGCCTGGAGATGTTCCCCGCCGCCTTGGGAGCGGGCGCGATCATCTGGCCGCTGATGTCATATTCCTGAAGCGACAGCGATCCATTGACGGTCGGGAGGCGGCTGACGAAATGTCCGCCAACCCAGTAGTTGTCCAGGTGACCATCAAGACGGGCTGTTGGAGCGGTGAAGACACCGGCACCGGCATGCGGCGTCTCCAGGGCACCACGCACCACGGGAAGCTTCGCAGATAGGTTCTGGCGATAGATCACGCGGCCTTGCGTGAAGAACCCCTCGACGGAGGCTTTTGGTGCGGTGATGTCGGCGAGCACGCCGCGCTTCAGCGTGGCATATCCGTCCAGGTAATAGTGGGATGCCCCCAGCATGACGACAGCCGGGTTGATATTGAATTCCACCTGGACCAAGGGCTCGCCGACAGCAGCCGTCGTGACGCCCGCGATCGTCGGCCTGCGGGAGCGTAGCTCGCCCCAAATACCAACCTTGACCATGACCGACGAGCCAGACGTCGTTCCCATGATCCCTTTGAGGTCAGCCCAAAGGGGCTCAGCAACGTTGATGTCACCGGCTACCTGCGCTGCTTTCGCACGGAGCGCACCGGTCCTGATGACTGGTGGTACCCTGACCTGCCCATCGGCGCGAGGCTTCTTGGAGGTGAGGACGCCTTCGACATTGATCCCGTTCTGGGGACCCCTGACGATGTAAAACCAGGGCGCGTTCGGGAGGACAGAGGCGACGAAGCGCCCACCACCACCATCAGCGGATTCGAGTCTCCTGGATGCCGCGCCGGAGTATCCTACCCCAGCATCCAATTCCAGCTCAGGACCGTTTCCTCCTTGGGACACGGTGTAATGGTCGCGGCTGTTCGTGTCCAAGCGCTGGACAATCAGGTGTTTGCCGCTGTGGTACGTCGCAACGGCGGCGAACGTCGACAACTGTCGTGTGGTCCACGAGTTTCCCGAGAGGTCGTGAACAAAGACGCCCGCGCCATTGTTGATGCTGCCGCTGGTGGTGACGAACTGGTTACTGTCAGGGCGCCATGCAATCCCTGAGTTTCCGGCCCCACCTGAGACGTTCGTGATCCCCCAGCTAGAGCCTCCGTCGTTTCTCTCCATACGGACGATGTTGTTGAGGGTGGACGCGACGGCAAGCCATCTACTATCGGGCGAGAATGCCACCCGGCACGATCCAGCGTTCGACCGCGAGACCCGAGACGTGAGCGAATCGGCGAAGACTTCAATGATACGATATGCGCTATTTGGCGACTGGGTGATCGCCATCCATCTCCCATTCGGCGACATCGCCATATGGGTAGGCGACCACGAGCTGCTGTAGGACCGAACGAAAGTCCAGACACCGTTGGTCAGCTCTGCTTCGCGGATAGCGTTGTTACGGGCGTAGAACAGGCGCGTTGGGTCGGTCGGATGGAACGCAAGAGCCGTGTAGGCGCCACTGCCAGGGTCGCTTTTGACCCCGAAGACAGGGTTCAGAAGGGTACCAGGACTGTTCTGATTGACCTGCAGTAGAGCGAGATCGGTGCGCCCGAGGACAGCGATCCACCGCTCATTCTGCGAGACGATAACGTCGTTGAAGGGCGTGCCGATCTGGTTCGCCCAGTTGCTCGTCGCCGGGTAGGTTACTGAGGTATATTGGATTGGCATTTGTCACCTCACCCGCTGTAGCGCAGGAAGGCACCAAAGCGAAAATCGATGATCAATTCTCTGTTCTGAAGAACCGAGCGATCTTGCATGAAATCAATGAACGAGAGGGGGATGCCGCTGGTCGCGTCATAGATCACCCCATATCGAGCGAAGAGGTTAGAGCCCATCACGATCCAGCTGACCGGATCGGCGGTGTAGTCGAAGGTCGGTCCACTATCGACCCCTTGGACGTTTTCGAGCGGGAGTCCACCTGCAGGCCAGCTGCCCGTCGTCACTTCTGCGTCCCCTACGACCTGCTCGATCGTTGAGTGGAAAGTGTCGAAGCCAGTTGCCTCGTTGGTCAGCAGCGTGATCTTGAGATTGTTGAAATCGACCTCGCCGCGAGCAAGTCGATTGATCGACTCATCGTAGATGAAGCCATCAGCAAATGGCGAGACGCGCCCGGCAGAAAGAGCTTGTCCCTGGATCAACGAGGGGATGTTGACCATCACGGTCGATTGATCCTCGAAGACCGACCCGCTCAGTGCGAAGGCACGTCGCGTGGCGCAGTCGACCAGGAGGGTGCCATCGCCTGAGAAGTCCAGGAGACCGCCGAAGTTCTGCAGCGTCTGCTGGTACAGGAAGTAATCCCCGATCCGCAGGAAGATGTTGGTCGTGTAGGAGTTGCCGTCCTTGCAGGACAACGCCATCATGCGTGTGTCTGGCGACATAGCCACGCGATGCGGGACGCCCGCAGGCAGGATGAGCGATTGGAGATCATACCATCCGCTCGCTTCGTCGAAGACATATACCTTTCCGGCGCGTGCAATTTTATCCAGGATCACGAGCGATCGGTTGTTGTACGCCCACTCGACGATGCTTCCACGAATGAGAAACGGCGGATCGTTGACGTGCCGGAAAGTTGGCGAGTCGGATGTGACGTTGGATCGGCTCATGAGACGCGCTCCGCCTCCCTCTCCAGCACCCGTGAAAATTAGCAGCCGCCCATCCTTCGATACCGCCAGGTCCGCAGCCGGGGTTGGCACGGAGGGGAGCGAGGTGCTCCAGAGGTTGCTTGCGATCCCATCTGGATCGACTTTTCCGGCGCCATATCTGCCGTTCGCAGCTGACACGTAGAAGACTTCGGCCTTCGGCGGATAGAACGTTGCGGCGCCCCCTGCGCCGTCGGTCGCCGCCGCCCCTATGATCGCGGAGGTATTCACTCCCGCCAGCGGTGTCATAGCAACGAGACGATGGACCTCGGGGGTAAGGGCGTGGAAGAGAAGTAGGTGTCGGTCCTCGTGTCCCCAATAGAGGGACGGTGTGGGATCAGCGCCTGCTTCGAGCGCAGCCTGGGAAATACCGTGGGTAAAGCCACCGGCAGTCCCCAACTGGACAAAGGTTCCGTTGGAGAGTTCGAAGGTACGAACCACTCCATCGGAGTCCCAGGTAGCCAGCAGGGGGTTGCCGATTGCCATCGATTAGCTCTTAGGCTGAGTGTAGGTCAGCGAGATCACCGATACTTCGATGCCTGCGACGATCGACGTCGAGGACACCTTGAGGTCGCCGGTACCGGTGGTGTCGGTGACCGAGCCCTGGAGGACAACGACGTTGTCGCCATTGAGGATGCGGAACCAGGAGGCAGTGCCGGTCGCCGCAGCTGTGACGGCTGCTACGGGCTGTGCCGTTGCCTGTCCGCCGCCGACGGTGTCGATCGCCGAGCCGAAGGCCGGATCAGGAAGTTCGAACGAAACGAGGGTATTCTGCGAGCCGACGGCGGCAGCCGGACTTGCGGGTTCCGCTCCGTCATAGATCACCAGCCGGGAAGCGGGCGTTCCTGTATCGATGAAATCGACGACCGCATCTGCGGACGCCTGGGCGGCGAGGGCGCCGAGTTTCAAGGCCATTTCTTTTCTCCTTACAAAGGCTTGATGCCAATTTGGCGGTGTCGAGGGCGTCAGAGACGCTCTGCGAGCAGGGTGAAGGTCACGGCGTCGAAGGCCGCAAAGGTTTCGGCTTTGAAGGCCAAAACATCCGCTCCCGGCAGGAATTCCACGTCCGAATTGAGTTCAAACGTGACATCACTGTCAGAAATTCTGACCATCCCAACCGCAGAGAGGTTCTTTAGGATCAGAATGTTCACTGTCACAGGATCGGAATTATAGCATGCACCTACCGAGCCTGTCAA